ACCAGCATCAGGCTCAACTTGATCCGTGTGTCTTTGCAATTCACCACCACCTGGTTTCAGTCGCATGAAACGAATACGATGATACACACCAGGAATATGCTCAAGTATTTCTTCGACCTCAGGAAACAAAGCACGCACTTCGGTATCTTGCAACTCAAAGTTTTCACCTTCATGCTCTTTGTGCCATTTATCATTCATACACTTTGGATTTTCAATGAAGTTAGGATCAGGTGAGTAACCTCGGAGAGAGATGGCACCCCATGATTTACTCTTATTGTATTTTGAATAGTGGTTTTGATATTCAATACCTTCGCTCAAAAGTTTGTGTGAGACACTATCACAAAGTTCTGTGAAGTCGGGAAGATTCAACTTGAGAAGCGTTGACTCCTCTGCTGGATCCATCAACGGGTGTTCTGTCTCGAACAGCGTCGAACTTGATTCACGGAAGTAGATACCAGTCATTTCTGAGAATGTGTTTATCTTTGTACCAAGTCTTTTGAATCCACAAGTATCGGCAATATTCTTGAGTCTCGCATCTTCTTCCCAAATATGTAAAAAGCAACGCTCTTTATACTCATTTAGTTTTTCAATCAGAAGATGATCATGTTCTTTCGGACAGGCAATACGAGTAATCACACGATCACCTTTCATTCTTTTTGCGATCACAACATCATAGAACATAGTGACAGCGGTAGATGTTTTTGCAAGAGCAGTTTCGATCCAACCAACTGGCTCTGAATCTTCAAACGGTTTGATTTGCTCTAGTTTACCTTCATCTATTGCCTTTGCGATTGCAGGTCCATTCATCTCACTAAACGGTGATCTAGAATAGGCATTCCATTCTGTGTAGTTTTCTTTTATGCCATTGATGATGTCAATGTCAATGCCTTTTTGCCATGGTTTCTGTTCTGTTGCTTCCATAATCAATCCTTTGCTATTCGACTAAAATTATTTTTCTTCTCGAATCTAATCACACTTGAAAATTTATCTACGATGGTATCTGTTCGGTGTGAGATCACAAAAACATTTGACTTATTGCCAAGACTCTTCAAAAGTTTCATGAATACGTCTGTGCCTGCTGTGTCTAGGCTACTATCAAAAACTTCATCAAGAATCAAAAGATTTGTGCTTACACTATTTTTTCTTTTTGCAATCTCTCGCCATGTAAGTAGAAGTGAGATGTCAATTCTAAATTTTTCTCCTTCAGAGAAGTTGTCATAATTAAATTCATCGCGGTAACGACTTTTTATTACCTCATTGAAGTTCTCGTCAATCGTGAAGTTGACAAAGAAATCCATATCGGACAGGTATTTATTGATCAGCCTGTTCATCGTCGGTAGGTAATGACGAATAATTTTAGTTTTAATACCAGAATCTTTTAGCAACTCACTGAGCGTACCAATTATCTTGGCTCTCTTCAGAATATCCTCACGGTCAACATTGATAGAGTCAAGTTCTTTGGTAAGAACATCAGCCTTACGAATTTCAGAGTCAATCTCTGTGGTCTGTTTTTGTATTTCATCCACAAGATCTTCAAGTTTCTGAATGTATTGTTCGTTCGAACGAATCAGTCCCTCTTTTTCGTTCAAGGACACATTCAACTTTGTCACACTCAAGGCATGTATATCTGCCTGATTTTGTATTTGTCTTGCCGCTTCTTGCTTCTCTTCAAGTTCTTTTATGGCCTCATCAAGTTCTTTTATTTTGTCTTTGATGGATGAAAGTTTTGCCACACGAAAATCTTCGTGAATGGTTTGATCGCAAGTTGGGCAAGTTTCGTTATTTTCAAAGAAACTTTTCATCTTGTTTTCACTCTCAAGTCTATGATCTAATTTGCTTTTGATTGAGGATATTTTACCAGTGTCTTTGAGTTCTGAAAGTAGATCGTTTCTTTCGGCATCTATCTTTGCGATTTCATTTTCTATGCTTTTGATTTTTTTCTTGTTTGTGTCTATCGCTTTTTTTGTTTTATCAATTTCATCTCTGTGTGATTCAATGTTCGACAAACTTTTCTTTCTTAAGCCTTCAACATAGTCATTCTGAATTCTGATCTTTTCTTTCGATACCTTTTGGTCTACAGTGTTTTGATCCAAATCTCTTCGCAAAGTTGTAGACCGACCTTTGAGAACATCGTTCATCGAACTAAACACTTTGATATCAAGCAGATCTTCAACCACATCTCGGCGATCACTGGCACTCAATTGCATAAATGGTACAAAAGAAGAACTACCAAGAATTACCACTTGTGTAAATGACTTCATGTTCATACCGAGAACATTCTTCTCTAGGTATTTTTGATAGTCTTTTGCCTTTGCGGTTTGATTTATCAACTCACCGTTTCGATATATCTCAAACAACGCAGGCTTTTGTCCTCGCCGAATCAGATAAACATTCTTACCTTTCTTGAACGTCAACTCTACGATACTGTCTCTCTCGTTTACGCTGTTGATCAGTTTTGTTTTTGTAATTCTACGAAATGGTTTGCCAAACAAAGCAAAAGTGAGGGCATCGAGTATCGTACTCTTGCCTGCACCATTATCACCAACAATCAATGTGTTGTTAGTTTTGTTTAGATTGATTTCTGTAAAATTGTTACCGGTAGATAAAAAGTTTTTCCACCGAACACTCTCAAATATTATCATTCATCAATGCTTTCTAGGTATATCTCTTTCGCTAATTTTTTGATTTCTTCTTTGAATTTTACTTCTTGCGAATCTATCTCATCCTCTATTAGGGTGATTGTATCCACAGAGATATCAATTTCATCTTCATTTGGTTCATAAGATTCATCCTGCTCTACAATGGTAACATCTTCAACACCAGAATCATAGAGTTTATCTAGGAATTTTTCAAACTTTGTGACTTCATCTTTCTTGGTCACAATGACCTTGACATAACAATTTTTTAGTTTATCAAAGTCTACATCTTTAGTTGGTTTATTTTCATAGACTATCTTATGAAAGATTTCTTTTTTGTTTTCAATAAATTCACATTCGTAAGTCTCGGTGTCGAAGATATGAAAACCTTTTTCAATCCCCCAATCGCTGAACGTGATTTGATAGGCTGTGCCAAGATAAGATACATTTTTGTCACTACTCTTGGTGTGAAAGTGACCACTATAAACCTTCTTGTATTTCTTGAAGAACTTTGGATCAAGTCCACCCTCACACTTTACACCAGGCAGCATCATATGTCCTGTAATTTCTAGGTGACCAAAGCAAACATGCGAAGTTGTGTTTCGCAAAAAGTCTAATGTTGCCTCTTTGTTTCCACGATTGATCCAAGGTAAGAGGTCAAGTTTTTTACCATCAATTTCTATTGTCGTTGGTTCTGCGTAGAACTTTACAAACTCACTATCACCATCAAAAAGTTGCTCAACAGAGTTTACATCATTGGTGTTTCGAAAGTAGATATCATGGTTGCCGATTATAATGTGTGTGTTGATGTTCTCGTCTATGATTCTTTGCATGAAGCGATCACGAACATTTTTCAGTGTCAAAAAGTTTACAAACTTACGACGATCCATAAGGTCGCCCATATGAATGACATGTTTGATATCATGCTCTTTGAGATACGGAAAGAACTCGCTCTCAAAAAAGTTTAGAAAATGCTCTAGAAAAACAGGCGAGTCACCTCTCGCACCAAAATGCGTATCGGTGATGATTGCAACTCTCATTTCTTCTTCTTATCCTTTTCATCTTCAAACTTAGACAGATCGGTCGAGGTAAGTTTTAGATAATCAGCATATGCGTTTGTGCTTTCAGCGTCAATAAAATTGTTGCCTTTTGCCCACTCGTCAAAAGTTCCTCTTGCATCTGCGGCTTGTATGGCACGATACTTGATATACATTTGTTTTTTCTCTTTGGCAATACGTCGAAGAAAAGCGTAGTAAATTATTTGTGTGAAGTAAGCGAACGGATTCGGTTTACGATCTGTAAACTTCTTTGGGTCAAAGTTACCAACATATGACAAACAGTTTTCGACACCATCGGAGATCATATCATCACGAAAGGTGTAGTTTGCGAAGTTTGGTTTCTGTGACAACTTGGTTGCGATCTTGAGAAAACACTCACCGATGTATTCACTCACACCAGGTTTAGGTTCTTCGTTCTCTTCTGCTTTTTCAATCTTCTCACGATGCTCTATGATCGCCTGCAAAAATTCTTCATTATTTACATAGTGTTCTGGTTCACTTTTCTTCTTTGCCATAATATCCTCTTGTTGTTTACAGAAGTATAGAGTGAAAAAAGTATTTGTCAAATTCTTTCTAGAAATCCATGGGCTTTTTTCTAACGTCTGTCTAAATATAGGTGCCTTCGTTGATAAGAAGAAGTCCGGGGCCCTTTATAATACTTAGAGATACTCTTCGGGATTGTCAGACCAGTTTCTCCAATCGGTAGCGTCGTCTTCTTTATATCGAGTCTTGTCGATAATTCTTTCATGATTTGTTGAATCAAAAATATCATTGGTTTCATCCATACTCTCGATGACTTCCTCTCGCGTTTGTTCAAAGTAGTCGAAGAGTTTACCCATTTCAGAGTCATCAAGTTTTCTCATGATCTCTGCCATGTCTTCGTCACTGATATCCTCTTTGCGTGGTTGTCCTTTGAGAGGTGCAAAGTCAATGGTTCTTTTTGCGTTCTCGTAATCCTCGATGATACCTTTGTTTGGACTTACCATGGTGACAATATGTTTCTTTGGTATGCGAATGTCATCGTCTTTTGAAAACTCAATCCAGTCTCGTAAGGTTACCGTCATGGCTGTGTGAGTCATTTCTTTTTCCATGTCATCACAAATACCGATTGTGCTGATTGAAATCCTCATTGGTCTGTTTACTAAAAAGGAGACACGATTTGAATCTACAATTTTGCCGATGATGCTCTCACCGTCATGCGTTCTAAAAATTTTATACTTTGACATTTTATCTCCTTACTGTCTTATGGTAATCATCTTGTAGTCAAATTTTTCTTCATTGTAAATTCTTACCCTTTCAAGAAAATGTTTGAGTGTGTAGTTCTGATGACTCTTCCATGTTAGGTCGTCTGCGATATCGAATAACTTGGCTGTCTCCTTATGCTCTGACTTCCTAAGTTGCCTACCAATGCTTTGCAGAATTCGAATTCTACTCTTCGATGGTGAAGCGAAGATAACATTGTGCAATCTTCTTATATTTATTCCTGTACTAAATGTACCGTACGATGCCACGATGATTGCGTTCTCACTTTCTTCGGTTATTTTACGAATCTCTTCACGAATGGTTACATCTGTTTCACCAGAAACATAAAAAACTTTTCGATTCGGATACTTCTTTGTAATCATATCATACAATGGCTTGCCTTGTTTATCAACATAATTAAAAAGAACAAGTGAGTTGCCTTTTGCGTGACCACAAAGGCTTGTAATAAATTCATTTCGTTTTTGATTTGTGACCAGATAATCTATCTCTTCTGAATACTTGAGTTTCTTACATTCTTTGCATACCTCGTCTGAATATTTTAGACGAATGCAATCAATTTTGAGTTTTGATAGTAGATCTTTGTCCATGAGTTGCTTTGTAGACACAACACGATTTGTGCTACCGAACAATCCTTCAATCACCAACTTGTGTGTTTTGGTGCCATCGAGCGTGCCTGTAAGACCCACACGAAAATCACAATCTGAAAGTTTTGTCATGATGTTTGTAAGAGACTGCGACTTGAACTGATGACACTCATCACCAATCACACCAGAGAACTGATCAAAGTATTTCTTTGGTTGCTTGTAGATACTCTGCCAGGTTGAGACCACGACTCGTTTGTTGGTAGTTTTCTCTTGACCACCATAGATCTTATGCACCATATCATCTGCGTTCCAATCTGTTTTGTTGGCGTAATCAGCAAAGTCAGAGTGCAATTGTGAGACAAGAGAGATTGTTGGCACAATGATGAGCATTTTAGAGTCAGGATTCTCATCAAGCCATCGACGCATCAAAACATAGATGATAAGAGACTTTCCTGACGCTGTAGGAGACAGCAGAAGCGTTCTTCTGCATGATAGTGCATGAGTGATAGCATCAACTTGGTGAGCGTGAGGAGCGATGTCCTTGTTGGCTGCTGTGAGTCTCAGATCGTTGATGTAGTCTTGTATTTCAGAGTCATCGATTGGCAAATTGCTTGGCAGATTTGTACCAATATCATACTCTCTTTCACTAGCAAACTGCTGTATGTATGGCGCCAAACCAGCGTAGACTTTTTGTGAGTGTTGGTTGTAAAGACGAATCTTGCCATCCCACATCTTGTTTCGATATGCTGGCGTAAACTGTGCTCCAGGCACCTTGAATGTGAAATAATCGGACAACTCTTGTGCAATACTTGGTTCACACAACGCTTTCACATAAACAGAATCTACCGACTGTATTTCGATATCACTCATAAACCAAAGTTATTTATGAGGTTTTGTGCGACACTTAGGGATCTATTACATCTCCAAGTGTTTCGGCACCCTGTGCCTGCAGTGCAACCAACATTTCTAAAATTTGTTCCATTGACATACCAGGAAATCTAGCCATGAGATCGGAAATTACCCTATCGGCCGTTTCATCAACACTCGTTGGATTTAATTGATCTGCATATTCTTCTGCGTATTGTGCAAGCAACGCATACAGTTGAGTCACAGACATTA